ATCTATAGAAATTGGTATATTGACGGTAGATTGTATTATCATAAGGTAATTGACCTTAAAAAACCACATGAAGGTATACAAGAACTACGTTATATTGATGCACTAAAGATGCGTTATGTACGTAGAAATAAGAAAAATGATAAGGATAAATTCAAGAAGCATAATAATCTAATTGAAGATAATCCAATGGATTATGAGTTTCCTGAATTAGAGGAATACTTCATCTATAATCCAAAGATGACGTATCCAATAGGAAGTCCTCTACATTCTGGATCAAGTGCTGGTGCTAATGCTGGTATTAAATTTACTAAGGATTCTATCACATTTTGCACTTCTGGACTTGTAGATAGAAATAAGGGATCAACACTTTCATATCTCCACAAATCAATTAAAGCTCTTAATCAACTTAGAATGATTGAGGATAGTCTTGTTATCTATAGACTATCAAGAGCACCAGAACGTAGAATTTTCTATATTGATGTTGGTAATCTTCCTAAGGTAAAGGCAGAGCAATATCTCCGTGATGTTATGATGAGGTATCGTAATAAGTTAGTATATGATGCTAATACTGGTGAGGTTCGTGATGATAAGAAATTCATGAGTATGCTAGAAGACTTCTGGCTTCCTAGAAGAGAAGGTGGTAGAGGTACGGAGATTACTACTTTACCTGGTGGTCAGAACCTTGGAGAGATTACTGATATTAAGTATTTCCAAGACAAACTATACAGAGCACTTAATGTTCCTGTTTCTAGGATTGGTGGTGATGGTGGATTTAACCTTGGAAGGTCTTCAGAGATCTTAAGAGATGAGGTTAAATTTAGTAAGTTTGTTGGACGTTTGAGAAAGAGATTCTCGGCAATGTTTAGTGATATGCTTAAGACTCAATTGATTCTTAAGAATATTATTACTCCTGAGGATTGGGAAGTAATGGCAGATCATATTCAATATGATTTTATCTATGATAACCACTTCTCAGAACTAAAAGAAACTGAACTTCTTACTGAGAGACTTAATATGGCTGCAACAGCAGAACCATATATCGGCAAGTATTATTCTCAAGATTATGTTCGCCGTAAGATTCTTCGTCAAGCAGATGAGGAAATTATTGAACAGGATAAGTTGATTGCTAAAGAAATTGCGGATGGAGTTATTCCTGACCCAATGGCACCTATTGACCCAGAAACTGGTCAACCCTTATCTGATATGGGAGATCTTGGAGCTCCTGTTCAAGAACCTGAAGTAGATGCTCAAATAATGGAACCATCTGACAAACAAGTCAAGTCTGCAGAGATTTGATAAATATTTAAAATTGTACTATTTAATGCTATGCCTGAAGTAACTAATGCTGATTTAATGGATATGATGGCTTCTGATGAGTCGCCATCTGGAATAAGTGATAGAATTAAAGATATTCTTTTCACAAAGAGTGCTGATAATATTGATGATATTAAACCTTCAGTATCTAGTAGTATGTTTGGTCAAGAAGAACCAGAAGAAGAACCAGAAGTTGAATCTGAAGAGTAATACTAGTTTATAAATAACTAATAATCACAATGTCCATCGACGGAATGAATAATGGCTCATAATCCTGTAGGAACTTGTACTGCAGTTACGACTGGTACATCTAATGTTAATTCAACTGCATTTTCTCATCAATCTGATAGTTTGAGAGTCACTGCTTTAACCAAAGGTGCTCATATTGGTATTGGCACAAGTGGTGTTGTTGCGACTCCGGCAAATTACTTTGTTGCTGAGAATACAACGGAAGTTATTAATATTGGTAAACCCCGATCACAAAGAGTTGTTGGTGTTACCAGTGCTGCTGCTACCACTACATTAACATTCCCAGAAGGTGAAGGATCTCAATTTGTGGTTGGAGATTCTGTTTCCTTATCTGTAGGTGGCAATTCAGATTATGATTTCAGTGATTACATTGTAATGAGTGTTAATAACACAGATCCTTTAGGAGGAACTTTCTCTCAGAGTATTGTTGTTAACTATCCTTCTGTTAGTCCATATCCAAATACAACAAGAGATGGTCTTGGATATGATGCATATGTGAGAGGTACTTTCACAGTTGGTACATTGGCATTAGGAACTGGTGTGGCATATCTACAGCAAGTACAAGTTAGCGGAGATTCCTGATGAAACTTATTAGAGAAGAAATCGAATCAGTAAAGTTTATTACCGAAGGAAAAGGTGATAAAAAATCTTTATTCATTGAAGGACCCTTTCTTCAAGCGAATATCAAGAACCGTAATGGTCGGATGTATCCATTAGAAACTCTTCAAAAGGAAGTTTGTAGATATAATGAATCTAATGTTGCAACAGGTAGAGCACTTGGCGAATTAGGTCATCCTGATGGTCCAACTGTTAATCTTGATAGAGTTTCTCATAAAATTATTTCATTAAAAGAATCTGGTTCCAATTTTATTGGTAGAGCAAAGATTCTTGAGACTCCTATGGGTCAAATCGCCAAGTCCTTAATTAATGAAGGTGTAAAACTTGGTGTATCCTCTCGTGGTATTGGTTCATTAAAACCAACCAAAGAAGGATTTAATGTTGTTGGCGACGACTTTATGTTAGCTACTGCTGCTGATATCGTTGCTGATCCTTCTGCTCCTGATGCTTTTGTTGAAGGAATTATGGAAGGAAAAGAGTGGGTTTGGGAAGGTAATACCCTTCGTGAAAGACTCGCTGCTAATACAAAGCATCAAATAGACGTTCTTGTGGCGCAAAAAGCGTTAGAAGAGCATAAATTGGATTTATTCAATCAGTTTTTAAACTCATTGTAAATTCTCAATTTATAAATAAATATAGATTAAATTACTACTAAAGGTTAATCGGAGAGTTCAAATGTCGCGTGGCACACAATTACAAGAAATGGAAACTGGCACAAAGCAATCCAAAACCGCTGTCAATGCTAACGCTAAAGCAGCTGATCCGCTAAAGGGTCTGGATTCAGGATCAACTCCTGGACAGGCTGCTGTTGAGGATCTTGGAGGGCCTACACCTGACAACTACAAACCAGATGATGATTCAGCTAAGCTGAATACACCTGGTGGAAGTCTTAAGCAAGTTAAGGATGTTGTCAACAAGGGTGCTAAAGCAGGAATGGCAGCGCAGACTAGCGCTACTCCTGTAAGTGTTCCTGAAGATACTGAGATTACTGACGAAGTAATCGAAGAGGAAGAAGTTACTACTGATGAAGTAGTTGAAGAAGAAACTGCCGAAGAAGCAGTTGTTGCTGAAGCACCTGATTTTGAAGAAATCAGTGTTGCCGAAGACGTAGAAGCACTTCTTTCTGGCGAAGAACTCTCTGAAGAATTTCAAGAGAAAGCAAAAACAATCTTTGAAGCTGCTATTAGGCACAAGATTGAAAACGCTAGAGAAATTCTAGAATCACAATATGTCGAAAGACTTAACGAAGAGATTGTAGAAATTAAAACTGAACTCTCTGAGCGTGTTGATTCTTACCTAGAATATGTTTCATCTGAATGGATGGAAGAAAATAAATTAGCCGTTGAGGCTGGTCTTAAGGAAGATCTTAATGCTTCCTTTATGACTGGTTTGAAAGGCCTCTTTGAAGAGCATTATGTATCACTCCCTGAAGAAAAATATGATGTACTAGAGAGTATGGTAGAAAAACTAGATGACATGGAAACCAAGCTCAATGAGCAAATCGATAGGAACATACAACTGAATAAGAGACTTTCTGAGTCTACTTCAGATGTAATTCTTGCCGACGTTTCTGAAGGCCTTGCTGCCACGCAGAAAGAAAAGCTTGCCGCACTTGCTGAAAGTGTAGAGTTTGAAAGTGAAGCAAATTATCGTGAAAAACTGGAGACTTTGAAAGATTCTTATTTCGTTTCTAAGCCTTCAACCGTTAAGACAGAAACTCTTTCAGAGGGAGTAGAAGCTGCTCCTGAATCAGTATCGAATTCGATGTCTGCTTATCTGAGGACGCTCTCGACTTTTAACAAATAAACTGAATTTAACATTAATTCAAACTAAAAAACAATTACACTTAAGGTAAACGCAAATGTTCCATTCCGAACAATTGCAGGAAAAGTGGGCACCTCTCCTCAATGCTGAGGGTGCGGGCGAGATCCAAGATTCTCACCGTAGAGCTGTTACCGCCGTCCTGCTAGAAAACCAAGAAAAATTTCTGAGAGAGCAAAACTCTTTCTCCGAGTCCGGTTCATTCCTGACAGAAGCAACACCAACTAACGCCTCCGGTACTGGTGGATTTGGTTCTGATTCTGCTCCTGCTGGTCCTACTGCTGGATTCGACCCCGTTCTGATCTCCCTGATCAGACGCTCCATGCCTAACCTGATCGCTTATGATCTGGCTGGCGTTCAACCGATGAGTGGTCCTACTGGACTTATCTTCGCAATGCGCTCGCAGACCTATAAGGAAGGTTCTAGATCCGAAACTTTCTACGACGAAGTAGATTCGGCGTTCTCTGGACAGCCTTACGGATTCGATGTTCAGGAAGGAACTGAGCAAAACGTTGGTATGGGTACTACTGGACAGTCCGGTACTAACCCTGGCGTTCTGAACCCAGTTGGTACTGCTACTTCTACTGCCTACAATGTAGGTCAGGGAATGCCCACAGCTGATGCTGAAGCACTTGATGGCACTGCTAATGATGCCTTCAACCAGATGGCATTCAGCATTGAGAAAGTTACGGTTACTGCTAAGTCCCGTGCTTTGAAAGCTGAGTATTCACTAGAACTCGCTCAAGACCTTAAGGCCATTCACGGTCTTAACGCTGAAGCAGAACTTGCTAACATCTTGAGTACTGAGATCCTCGCTGAAATTAACCGCGAAGTTATCCGTACTATCTACA